ACAAAATCCGGTGAATACCTGCAGGCCACAAAGGAATATTTCGAGCAGGTGCGCACCATTACGCTGGGCGCGCAGGGCTGGTATGAGACCTCAGACGCCCTGACTGCTGCGGTGCCCGTGGGTGAAAACGGCTGGTGGGCTGTGGTGGGCACCACGGACAGCATCTGGGTATGGGACCGCGACACCAATGCCTGGCGTGACAGCATGGTGACGGTAAACATGAGTGACTACTACACCCGCACGCAGGTGGATAAAAAGCTGACTGACAAAGCAAACAAGACCGCCGATGACCTGAACACGATGATCAACGCGCTGACCACCGATGCTTCGACCCCTACTGATGCGGACTACTATGTGAGCCAGTACGTTGGCGGCGGCACCAGCACCACCTTCCACCGCAGGCCCATGAGTATGCTGTGGGCGTACATCAAGAGCAAGGCGGAAAGCGTATTTGCGGCCAAGAATCACGCGCACAGCTACGCGGGTTCTGCATCTGCAGGCGGCAGTGCTACCAGCGCTGTAAAACTTGACACTGCGATGGCGGGCAGTGCGACGAAACCGGTATATATCATCGGCGGCAAGCCGGTGGCCTGCACTCACTCGCTGGACAAGGATGTACCGGCCAACGCCGTTTTTACTGACCACACTTACGCCAACATGACCGCCGCCACTGACAGCGCGGCTGGCAAAGCGGGCCTTGTGCCTGCACCCGCAGCCGGTGCACAGGGTAAATTTTTGCGCGGGGATGGGACGTGGCAGGCCATTGCGTCCAGCGGCCTGTCTGCCTACCCCGTGGGCAGTATTTTTCAAACAGTTAGCACTACCAGTCCCGCCGAACTGTTCGGCGGTACATGGCAGGAGATTGCATTTAACCGCGTGCTGATGGGTGCTGGCACAGGCTACACAGCGGGAAGCACGGTGGAGGCCGGACTGCCGAACATCACAGGCAGCTTTACAACAAAATCAACAGACGTAGGCGGGTCTCCCTTTAGTGGTGATGCTAACGTACTTTCCGCTAAGGGTTCTCTGGCTTTTAGTGAAAAGAGCACTAGTTATGGCGGTTACACTGGACATTCTGGAAGCCAATATAATATTCAATTTGATGCTTCTCGCTCGAATCCTATCTACGGCCGCAGCTATACCGTGCAGCCCGCCGCATACTATGTGCACATCTGGAAGCGCGTGGCATGAGAAAGGAGGATTTGAACGATGATCCCTGTGACATTTGACACTGTGGCAACATTGCAGTTTGGCAGTGAGGGTCACCCGACCAGTCTGCACTTTGCCATCCCGGAAGAGTGGAAAACCTGCAAAATCAGACTCCACCTGCGGCGCAGCGACGGTAGCTTTGTGCCCCCGATGCAGCTGGACGAAAATGGATGCGTAAAAGTAAACCGCAGTGACTCCGGCAAGACCGGCGGACAGTGGATGCTGTCGGCTGAAAGTCCTGACGGAAAAGTATCTTACTCGCGAATCGGCAAATATGTGACCCCCATGGAGGTGACACAATGAAGATCCTTGACGAGACCGGCGCGGTCGTGGAAAACCCGGACCTGACGCTGGGCTACCTGACCACCAGCACCGAAGAGATCACCCACCCCGCCGTAGAGGGCGTGGAGGAGCAGTGGCACTGGGAGACCGTGACCGAGTATCCGAACGGTGGAAAGGACGTGCAGAAGATCGTTGACCGCCCAGGCGTACCGGCACAGGAAGAATGGGTGGAACAAGTGCCAATCCAAAAGTATGTCCGCTACACCGCCGAAGAGCTGGCCGCGCAGGAAGAAGAGCGCAAAAAGGCCGAAGCCCGAGAGAAGCTGCCGGAGACGGTGGCGGCGCTGCAAAAAGAAAACGAGATGCTCAAGCAATGCTTGCTTGAAATGAGCGAGATTGTTTATGCATAAAATCACACAAAGAATCGAAAGGATGGTATTTATGATGGCAATGTTGTGGGCACAGGAAATCATGTCTGCTGAGACTATGGAGGATGCAAAGGCTCTGTATGAGCGTTGCCCCCGCCTGCTGAAGGAGAAGGTCAAGGCAATTCTTATCAAGAGCGGCTTTGAGGAAATCACGCAGTAAGGAGGACGCTATGGCTGAAATCATGGATGTGTCCCGATATCAGGGCACGATCAACTGGGATAAGGTCAAGGCAAGCGGGAAAGTGGACGGTGTAATGATTCGCGCCATGGGCAACAGCGCAGCGGGCAGGCCCAGTGCGCCCTACACTGACCCGCATTTTGCCCGCAATTACAGCGAGTGCAAGCGGCTGGGCATCCCCTGCGGCGTGTATGGCTATTTCAAGGCGGTCAACCGGGAGCAGGCCGACAAAGAGCTGGCCTACTTCAAGAAGCTGCTCACCGGCCGGAGCTTTGAGCTGCCGGTGGCCGTGGACATCGAGGACGAGGTGCAGAAGCCGCTTGGCAAGGCCGCGCTGACCGACCTGACGGCCTACATGCTGAGCACGGTGGAAAGCTGGGGCGTGTATGCTCTGCTCTACACCGGCCTGTGGTTCGGCAACACCTTCCTGTACATGGGCGGCGCGGCGCTGAAGCCCTACGATGTGTGGCTGGCTGCCTACCGCACGAAGAAGCCCGCTCCCGGCTGGCCCTTTGGCATGTGGCAGTATACCAGCAAGGCCCGTGTACCCGGTGTGACCACTAACGTGGACATGTCCCACGCATACAAGGACTATGCGGGTATCATCAGCAAGAAGGGTCTGACCCGTCTCCGGGAGGGTAAATGACCGAAAAAGAAGCTTTACTGTGGGTGCTGGGCATCTTGGGCAGCCTGTGCGCTGCGGCCATCACCATCGACAAGGTGCTGGACATCATCCACAAATACATCAAAAAGGCGCAGGCCCCCGACGATGCGCAGAACAAGCGAATGGATACGCTCGAAAAAAGACTTGGCGTGCTGGAACAGGGACAGCTTCAGCACGCACAGGCCCTTGCAAGAGACCTGCGCCGCTTTGACGGCCTCGATGAAGAGATGCGTCTCGTACTCGTTGGCGTACAAAATCTTTTGGATTCGCAGCTGTCCGGCAACAACCGCGAAGGTATGCAAAAAAGCAAATCCGATATTAACAACTACCTGCTGAAAGGAGTAACAAATCATGGAAGCAATGTTTAACTTTATCCCCGCACCCATCGCACTGGTACTGATGCTCATTGGCTTTGCCGCGCTGGCAGTGGGCGCCATCCGGCTGGGCTACAAGCAGTATGTCAAGGACTGGGCGCTGGAGCTTGTGACCATCGCCGAGGACAGCATCATGGGCAGCGGTCAGGGCGCAAAGAAAAAGGCACAGGTCTTTGCCGCGCTGCGCGGCGCACTGCCGGACTGGATGAAGCCCATCATCACCGATGAAGTTCTGGACGCCGTCATTGAAAAGGCAGTGCGGATGATGAAAAAGGCACTGGCAGAGAAGGCACCTACCATCAACAAGGAGTAAATCATGATCGAACAAAGCGTATCTCTCGCATCTAATGGCGTTGTCAAAGTGCCCGGCTATGAGCAGATGGTGCGCTTTGGCTACACCAAAAACCGGGGCGTGTATCGCCTCGCCGTCACTGCCGCTGGCGAGTGGGAGGGGCTGGTCATCCGGGCATTTTGGCACGTCCCGGACGGCAAAGACCCGTCATCCTCGTTGGTGGTGGACGGCTATGTGGACGTGCCCGCCAGCGTGACCGCACAGCCCGGGAGCGGGTGCATCACCTTTGAGGGCAGCGACGGCACAAAGACCGTGACCAGCGCAGACCTGCGGTATCGTGTCAGTGCCAACAGCGGCACAGAGGACGGCGCAGAGCCGGAGCCGGGCACGTCCGCATGGCAGGCTTTTGTGGATGCCGTGCACACCGATGCCACCGCCGCAGAGCAGGCCAAGACAGACGCACAGACCGCAGCGCAGCAGGCTGATACGTCTGCCAGTGCTGCTTCCACAAGCGCTGCCAATGCTGGTCAAAGTGCCCAGCAGGCCGCAGATAACCTGCAAGCTCTCAAGGACGGCATTGCCGCTGGCGACTTCAAGGGTGAGAAAGGCGACAAGGGCGACACTGGCCCCATCGGCCCGGTTGGCCCGCAAGGTAAGCAAGGCCCTCAAGGCCCCACCGGCGCTACCGGAGCCACTGGCCCACAGGGCGAGACTGGCCCTCGTGGCGAACAGGGGCCGCAGGGCATTCAAGGCGAGCGTGGCCCGCAGGGTGCACAGGGGCCGCAGGGCGAAAAGGGTGATACCGGCCCGCAAGGCCCTAAAGGTGACCCCGGCCCGGCAGGTGCAGATGGCAAGGACGGACTGGATGCCCCACAAATCGACGACACCGCCGTGACCGACTCTGCCCCATGGAGCAGCAAGCACATCGTGGATGTGCTCTGTCCGCCGCTGGAGGAGACCGGGAACCCTGTCGTTTGCTATCCTGTGGCGGGATATCCGCTGGGTGTGACTGCCAGTTGGGAGCCTACGCAGGAAGGGAGCGGCGACCCATCACCTGACAATGTCCGTCCGATTAAGGGCAGGGACAGCGTAACGGTGACAAGGTGCGGGGAGAATCTGCTGAATCCAGAAGAAAACGCCCATGTTACATATACTCCGTATGGCCTAACGATAACTTATATTGGGGATAACAAGGTTCATTTAAGCGGGACTTACCAAGAAGACGGCGGCAGCTTTGTCATTCTTGGCACTCAGCAAGAACTTCTTGCGGGAAAGGGACTGAGAATCACCGGATTTACGATAGCCGGAACAAAGCAAAGCTACACGCTTTACGGGCTGCGGACAAAAAACGAAACCGCTATTACTATGCAAGCACAGTTTGCAAAAGGTGATGTTATTGACATGACTGTCGCTGTTGTCGTGTCAGGCTCTCAGGCTCCTACCGCCTACGCCCCTTACACCGGCCAAACCAACACCCTGACCCTGCCCCACACCATCTACTGCGGCACGGTGGACGCAGTGACGGGAGAGGGGCAGCAGAAATTTGGACTGGCAACCTTTGACGGGAGCGAGGCGTGGACTATTGGCGGACTTGCTACCGACAAAAGAGACTGGTATTACGCATCCCCGAAAATTGTCGATGCAATCAGCGGCGTACCAAAATCAGAAAACGAAATATGCAGCCATTACCCGCATTATGATGTGGCGAACAACAATACAGGCAATGGCTGCGCTTTGGTATGGGGCGCCTTCCGGGTGAGATGGGGTGATATAATCCCCGAGAACACAGATGCCTGGAAATCCTACCTTGCCGCCCAATACGCCGCAGGAACTCCTGTTCAAATCGCCTACAAGCTGGCAACGCCCACTCCCTTCACCGCGACCGGCGCGCAGCCCATCCACGCTCTGAGCGGCGTGAACACAGTCTTGACCGATGCAGACAGTGCGACCGTTACCGGCAGGGCTGACCCCATCAAACGCATTATTGACCTTGAGGACGCCATTGCGTCCATGACCAACACATAAGGAGGTACACATGGCAATTAAATCGAAAGCCCGCCACGACCTGACCCTGCGCTCCATCAAGCGGGAAATCGCCGCTGGCAGAGACGTTGCATACTGGCTGGACAAGGCATACACCCATCTGGACAGCGGCCTGCTGACGGAGGACGACATCGCAGAGGTGGAAGCTCTGGCGCAGGCGTACTACGACGCGCTGGACGCTGAGGACAAGGCGAACGCTGAGGAAATCACACTGTAAGGAGGATATCATGGCTGTACCTATGTGCGGCATTATTGCCGCTTCTGCAAACGCTATGAATCAAGCCCGCAAGCGTGAAAAGGTATGCAACCTGAAAGGCGACAATCGAGAGTTTTGCAAAGATTGCCTTCTTGGCAAAGATGGCGAGTGCATCGAAAAGCGGGCAGATAAGGAGTAAAACCATGAGTAGCACTACATACGAGCAAACGCCACGCTATTATTATGATCAGCGTGCGTACCCGATTTTGTGGCCCGCGGTGTGTGACCATTTTGCCAACGGCGGCAAAATGGAACATTACCGTGCCGTGACCGTTCGAGTGCGCAACGCGGGACAGCTGCCGCAGCCTTTCTGGCTCGGTGCTGCCTGTGGCGGCGGCTCGCGTGGTGCTGCCCGCTGCGCTGCAAGGACTTGACCGACAGCAGATGACCGCCGCCATCAAAATCGCACCGCTTGGGAGGGTAGACCGTAAGATAGCCTTACTACGGTACGTTGAGCGGCTTCCGCTGCCGGACATTGCAGCACAGACACATTACAGCCGGACGGCGATAGGCTACCGGCTGAAAGACATTGAAAAAATGCTGGATGTGTGATATCATCATCTTAATTGGGTGCGATTTCTCACGAAACGCATTGAAGCGGCAGGCTTTCGGGTCTGCCGCTTTTCTTTTTTCACGATTTGTGGTATAATTATCTCAACAAATCCACCCGGCCTCTCGAAGAAGCACATTAGGGTGGATGTTTGAAAGGCTACAGCCTTTGTAGAGAGCGGCATTGCCTGTGGGCGGTTCCGCTCTTGATTTTAGACTTTGCCGTTTCGGCGGCATAAAAAATCCCCTGCTTTGCCAAAACCCTGCGTTCCACGCGGGGTACACTGTAGGCAAAGTGGGGGATTTTTTGTTTTACAGCAGTCCAAAGTGCTCGGCCAACAGGAATCTGACGTATGTAGGGCACGTGCGCTTTTCACCGCACCAGTCCTGCACAGTGCGCCGCGGGACGCCCGCCTGCTTTGCGAAAGAGGTCTGAGACAGCCCGGTGCGGGCCACCAGCTCACGCATTGGAAGATGAGCTAAATCCCAGATGGTGGACAGCCTTGCCTTCTCGGCGTCCAGATCTACGCACCAGTCGGCATCATCCGGGATGCTGAGGGTGACATTGTTAAGGAACGCTGCCCGGGATGTTTCCGGGTCGGTTGCCATATTGAAAAGTTCAGCTGTGTACATTGCCTTTCTCCTTCTTAAATCTCCCCGGTCAATGTTTGTGCATCGGCTGGGGACTTTTCTTTACTCCATATCTTCCAGAGCTTCAAGATACTTCGGGTAAAGATCTTCCACGATGGCCTGTCTCTCAACGTCGTCCAGATTGCCGTTCATGAGTGCCTCACCCTCTTCATCGGAGAGTTCGATGCTGGTAGTGACCATCAGGTCGCGAGCGTCCAGATGAGAGGTCTTGACGTCGCCATCATCGGTGAGGTGCGCGTAGATCATCCAAACGCCGTTGTCGTACTCAATTTCGGTACCGGTAGCCATAACCTTGGCTGCGAACTCGTCAGCAGTAAGCTTTTTCATAATTGTTACCTCCATGTGTTTGTTCGGGGTCTTTCACTGTCTTTATTATACACGCATTGCGTGTAGTTGTCAAGGCCTTTTTGAAAATTTTATACGCGTTGCGTGCAAATGTTTGAGTGCTCATACGGCCCTGTGCCGTGTGGGCACTTTTCTTTTTTGTCCTTCGTTTGACGTTCGTTTAACGCACGGATTCGGCAGAAAAGGTACTATGGGCGCAAAGGGAGGGGCGCACCATGTGGCACAGGTTTAACCCAAACCCGCGCGGGAGCAGCGTCGGGGACTGCGTAGTGCGGGCGGTAGCTGCGGCCACCGGTCAAAGCTGGGAGCAGGCGTATATTGCGCTGGCGCTCACCGGTTACGCCCTTGGCGATATGCCCAGCGCAAACCGCACATGGGGCGCGTACCTTCAAAAGCGCGGGTTCAAGCGCCGCATGGTGGAAGCAGACTGCACCACCTGTTACACCGTGGCAGATTTTGCCCGGGAGTATCCGCGCGGCGTGTATGTGCTGGGCTGCTCCGGGCACGTCTTGACCGTGATCGACGGTGCGTGGTGGGACAGCTGGGACAGCGGCGCAGAATGCCCAATTTACTACTGGTATAAGGAGGAGTAAACGATGCCTTACAATCCGTATGCGTATCAGATGCCGACATACTACGGCCAGCCAATGCCAGACAACCTCACTCAACTCAGGCAGGGAGTGGGCTATCAGTCTCCCATGATGCAGCAGCCGACAGCACAGACAGCACAGGCTACGCCATCCATCATCTGGGTGCAGGGAGAAGAGGGCGCAAAAGCCTATATGGTCGCCGCAGGCAACAGCGTACTGCTGATGGACAGCGAAAACAGCGCTTTTTACATCAAGAGCACCGACGCCAGCGGGATGCCGCTGCCTCTCCGCGTCTTTGACTACAAGGAACGCACCACGGCGACAAAAATGCCCCCTCAGACGGCGCAGCAGCCCGGCGGGGAGTTTGTCACCCGAGCAGAGTTTGACGCTCTGGCAGCCCGCTGTGCGGCGCTCGAGAAGCAAGAGCCTGCAAAACCTGAAACGGAGGTCAAATAAGTATGGCAAACCCTCTTTTTAACGCACTGGGCGGCGGTATGCCCGCCATGCCAAACCCTATGGGTCAGTTCGGGCAGATGATGCAGCAGTTCCAGCAGTTCCGTGCAAACTTTCAAGGCGACCCGAAAGCAGAGGTGCAAAAGCTGCTGCAATCCGGCAAAATGTCACAAAACCAGCTGAACCAATTGCAGGCGATGGCGCAGCAGTTCCAGCAGTTTTTGCCTCACTAAGTCGTAACCGTGGCCACGGTTCAAGCATAAAAATCATTCAAAACACACGAAAGGAGTACAAAAATGTCTCTTTCTTCCGATTCTGCGGTTCTGACCATGCCTGTTCAGCCCGCAAACACCAACGGCTGCAACGGCTTTGGCTTTGGCAATGATGGCGCATGGTGGATCATCATCCTGTTCCTGTTCGCCTTCTGCGGCGGCTGGGGCGGCAACTGGGGCGGCAATGGCAACACCGGTGCCGGTGTCGTTGACGGCTACGTCCTGACCTCCGATTTTGCCAACATCGAGCGCAAGATGGATGGTATCAACAACGGCATGTGCGATGGCTTCTACCAGCAGGCGCAGCTTGTCAACGGCGTGCAGCAGACCGTGAACAACGGCTTTATGTCCGCAGAGATCAGCCGCGCAAACCAGCAGGCGGCGTTCATGCAGCAGCTGTTTGCCATGCAGATGCAGCAGCAGGAGTGCTGCTGCGAGAACCGCTCTGCCATTCAGGGCGTCAACTACAATTTGGCCACCCAGTCCTGCGAGACCCGGAACACGGTGCAGAACACCACCCGGGACATCATCGACAACCAGAACCAGAACGCCCGCGCCATCCTTGACGCCCTGACCGCACAGCGCATCGAGGCAAAGGACGCAAAGATCGCTGAGCAGGGTCAGCAGCTGTTCGCAGCACAGCTTGCGGCATCTCAGGCAGCCCAGAACGAAACGCTCAAGGCCTACATGAGCGGTCAGCTGGCCTACTACAATCCGCGCCCCGTTCCCGCATTCCAGGTACCCGCACCCTACCAGTACGGTAACTGCGGCAACGGTTGCGGCTGCAACGGTTGCGCCTAACCGAATAGCGGCAACTGACTGCAAATTGTAGTCTGTTCAGCCCCTGAGCTGATTTTGCAAACCAGAGCGCCGGGGCAGTAGTCCCGGCGTTTTTTCTATGAAAGGAGCCGATAAAATGGCTGAATTTTCTAATTCTAACATCGTCAGCGTGGCGGCGGGCGAAAATCTTCCCCTGACCGAGACCGCAGTGAAAGCCTCCGCCTGCATCATGCACCGTGAGGGCAGCGGCCTCGTGACTCTGCGAGGCCTGACCAATCAGTGCAAAGCGCGCTTCAAGGTAAGCTTTGGCGGCAATATCGCCATTCCCACCGGCGGCACTGTGGGCCCCGTTTCCGTGGCGCTGGCCGTCGGCGGTGAGTCACTGACCAGTGCGACCGCCATTGTTACCCCGGCGGCAGTCGAAAATTACTTCAATGTTTTTGTGGCCGCTTTCATCGAGGTACCGCGCGGCTGCTGCGTGACCGTGGCAGTTAAAAACATCAGTACGCAGGCAGTCAGCATTGCAAACAGCAATCTGATTGTTGAGCGGGTAGCATAAGAAAGGAGATAAAGCCATGCTGGATAAACTGAATCATCTGAAGGATGAGATGTGCGACGAGCTCATGGAGCTGACCGACAAAAAGAACCGTTCCCCGGGTGATATTGAGATGATCGGCGAGATCGTGGATATCATTCTGGACATCCACCGCATCGAGGACTACTGCGAGGGCAGCGAGTACAGCCGTGCGGGCGAGTGGGAAGCTGACATGCGCGGGACTTTTGGCCACGATGCCGGGAACGGTTACAACCGGGGCAACAGCTACGCCAACCGGGGCCGTCACTATGTTCGTGGGCATTATTCCCGCACGGATGGCCGTGAGCGCATGATCTCCGACATCGAGGACATGATGCAGGAAGCCACCGGCGCGGAGCGCGACGCATACAAGCGGGCCGCTGACATCTTGCGCAACGCATAAGAAAGGGGGCGGCAGGCATGGACATTGACGAGATCAACACCCATATTCACAAGCTGAAATGCGGTTCGACGGACTGGCAGAGCGTGGAAAAGCTTGCCGCCCTCTGCACTGTGCGGGACGAGCTGGAAGAAAAGCAGGCACCTGAAACGCAGAACCAGGCATTGCCGCCTGCGACTTATGGGGCAACGTACTCCACAGCAGCGGAACCACAAAGCGACTTTGTGGCGGCTGCCAGCTCTGTTCCTTTCGGCGGTCTGATGCAGGTGCTTGACGAGCACATGAAGGCAATAAAACTGGTGTACCCGAAAGAGTATGAGCTAGTAATGCGGAAGATAAGCGACTTGTAAAAAAGCATAGAATGTGCTATTTTTACATAAGCTTCAGCGTTTGGGCATGGAATGTATAATCTAACAGAAAGCTAACAAACTGATAATTATTCACGTTAAAACGCTAAATAAATTTGATTTGTAATCAGTGGGTTGCAGGTTCAACTCCTGTCACCAGCTCCAAAAATAAACGCACGAACGATAAAAACGAATCGTCCGTGCGTTTTTCTTTTTGCTTGAAGTGCCTTAAAATCTCCTGAATGAACGTGATAATCTAACAGACAGTCTAACGAATCAGTATTTCATCTTCTGCATTTCCTGCAACAAATAGGATGGATCGTTGTGAGACACGTACTTGTTGGCCGTGGTGGAGAAATTTTTGTGCCCGAGGATTGCCTGCACCGCGGTCTTTTCCAGGCCGCACTCCACCATCTTACTACTGGCCGTGTGGCGCAGCGTGTGTGGATGTACGCCCTCTATATGGCATTCCTGCATCAAGGCCCGAAACTTTGTAGCCACGTTGCGCTTATCCAGCTTTGTGCCGGCCTTAGATGGAATCAGCCATTCACACCCGCTGTCAAGCATCCAAAAGGCAATGATCTTGTAAATGGGATCAAGGATGGGGATGATGCGGTTCTTGCCTGCTTCTGTCTTTTCACCGCCCTGCATGTACCGCTCTTTCAGGTGCACATCCTCGCAGCGCATGGAAAGCAGCTCGTCAATGCGCATACCGGTATAAAGCAGCACCATTGCGATTTGCGCCGTCTGCCCAAATTTCGGGTCGTCTTGTCGGCTGCTGATCCGCTCGATCTCTTGGGCGGTCAGGGTGCGTTCTTCCTTGCCTGTAGCCGCTGGGAGCTGCAGCAGCATGGCGTAATTTTTGTTTATGATGTCCTGCGCCATTGCCCACTCGCAGATCTGGCTGAAAAGTGTGCGCTGCTTTTCGCAAGAGCTGCGGGAGAGCCCCTTTTCCACCATTGCGTCAATGACCTGTTGATAATCTGCCGCTTTCAAGTCCCGCAATTGTCGGTCGTATAACGGCGCAGCCTTTGCATAGGCCAGCTCGTACCCCTTTTGCATGTCTGTGCTGAGCTTTTCAAACTTTGGCTGCATTCTCCATTGGGCATAGGCATCCGCAAAGGTGCATTTCAGACGCGCTGCGGGGGTGTTCTGGGCGTTGTAAGCGTCCAGTGCTTGTACGGCTTCGCCTGCCGTTTCAAACGTCCCCAGAACGTCCCTTTGGGCTGTAAGCGCCACATACGGTCTTGCCCGTGCCCCGCTCAGTTTATACACGCTGCCGCTGCCCTTGGGACGGCGGCGCTTTTTTCTTTGCTGCGGGGAGGCTTCCGGCTGCTTCTTCCCGCACCACGGACAAAAAGAAGCACCATCCGGGATCTCCTTCCGGCAGCATGGTCTCACGCATTTCATGGCTTACTCCTTTTTCTGCCCGATATATCCGAAGGCACCATTTTCAGCAGCGGTCCTTCCGGCCTTGTAGTTGATCTTCAGGTCGTCAATGGGAGGTTGCGGAGCGTCCGGGCATGGATCTAGGCCCATGCTCTGGGCAAAGTTGTATTGGTCGATGATTGTTCCGCATACACTGACCCGGTTATTGAGCGGACAGTGCAAGTTCGCTGCCACCTCGGAGATCACCGCGGGCGGGCTGCTTCCGTGACTGCCCTTCAGTATGAAGAGAAGCAGCTTTTTCGTCAGTGGCGGCAGGCTTACCACGAGACGGCGCAGCTCCGTGTTTAACTCATCGTCTGCCTTGCCGTTATCCGGCACTTTGTACAGATCCGGGTGAGTCATCTCCATGAACACCGTGATGGGCGACACCCCACACGCCGTGCACCAGTCCATGATCTCGTCACTGTCCGGGCTGGTGCATCCTTTTTCCCAGCTCTGCACGGTGCGCTCTCCTTTTTCGATGCGCCTTGCGATCTCCGCTTGGCTCAGGCCAGCAGACACCCGCGTTTTTGCAAGTGCCTTTCCGATTTGGCTCGCCGTAAAATAACTCATACTTTCACCCCCATAAAACCAGTGTGTTTTTAACAAAAAATGGCGCAGAAAAAGTCTGCGCCATTCGACAAATTTTATCCGTATTTTGTTTTCCAACGGCGCATGGTAAAATCTGGATTATAAATCGTAGATGTGCACAAAAGAAAGGAGAAAACAAAATGGATTTTGAGCAAAGAAACGTCAAAGAAGCTGAAATGACCATCATCGACGGAATGCCCGCCAGTATCCTGACCGGCACCGACCACACCCCTGCACCCTGGGAGGAATGAGTTATGAAAAAGCTGTCACACTTTCGCACCCATGCCCGTGCCCTGCTGGCCTGCTATTTGGATATGACCCCAGAGCAGCAGCGCCTTGCTCGTGCTTACATTCTAGATAAGGCCCTGCCGGAGGTGCAAGCCCTGCGTAACGCAGCCGGTACGCCCGGCGGGGCGCTGGCTGCTGACCTGTTGCAAAATTTGCAACAACCTTGCAACCGCGAATAACAACGCGCATATTTTGCACATTGCTCGTGCATGTCGCGCGTATCGTGCAAATACGCATTTTTTTGTGGATTTTTCCACCGAAAACAATGCTCGAATGGGGATTGACGTCAACAACCAGCGGTTTTATAATATGGTTGTGAACAGGTTTTACACGTTAGTTTTTGCGGTAAATGACCTCAAGTCCGTGATCTGGATGATACGACCATGTAACGGTCACTTTGTCAAAAGCTTCCTTTTGCCTTCCGTCAATGGCACGAGTGCTCACAATTTCTTCGTAAAGCCAATCGGGAAGCCCTAGCGATTCATTAGCTTCTCTAACATGCATAAGCCCAATTGCTTTATTAGTTGTATTGTCCTTCAGGTCGTATGGATTTGTATCAATTGACAGGTATGAGCCATCGTCCGCAAGCGTTATGGTGATGTCGGCATATACATCATGCAACGTCCGAAAAACGCTATCGCTTGTTGTGCCACAATCGGTAACATCCCACATACACTTGCCTATTGAGGTCTCTATTTTTTGATTTTTTTCATTAAATGTGATTTTTTGGCTGATAAGAATAATCGGAGCTCCATCACCGGCTGTCTGCTGATATTTTCCTTTAAAAGTGAAAGTTTGATTTGCAAATGCGGTTCTCGCGTGCTCATACTGTACACTTTTTACAGCGGCATAAAAACGTTTCCCACTTTCATCTATGACGGAAAAGCATTTGTAATCGGTTTCAGGAAAAGGATAAACGGAATAATCCTCCGCGGTATAAGTGTAAAAATAGTCGAAATCGGTTCGTCCGGAAAACTCGACTGTTTGACCCACTTTGTACTGGTTCCCATCTGCAAAAGCCGTCATGGCAAAAGGAATGGACAAAGCCGCAGTCAAACCCAATGCAAGAAACGTTCTTCTTTTCATAATAACCACCTCATATACAAAAATAGGCAGCCAACCAGCTGCCTAAAAAGCTAAATTATCAAGGAAAATGCCAAAGGGGGAAAATAAAGTGCAAGAAACTAGCACAGTGTTTGCAAAATGTGATACAATGGAAGAAAAGTGCCGCCTCAAAGCTTTATTTTCTTCTCTGTCGGCACAGGAAAAACAAGAGGTGCTTTCCTATGCGGAAAGCCTGCTCAACAGCAGAAAGGAGTAAATCTGTGAATAAGTACGAGATTGAACTGGGCCGGTACAAAACCAGAATTTTTGCTCTTCTGGCAACGGAAGCATCCGGCCTGCCCGGAATCAAAAGCGAAGAGTGCGCAAATTGCGACCACCGGTGCTCTCTTGAAATCGGGTGTTACTGCTTCAACTACGGATGCGGAAAGGGCAAGACCACGGAAGAGCTGCACGAAGCATTTGACCGCGTTTGTGATGCCCTTAAAATTTCTGGCCGAAGATGGACACCAGCAAATCCAACGCGGCCTGAAGCATTTGATTCTCCCGATCTGCTCGAAGTTCTTGAAGATAGGCTTCTCCAGCTAGCGGAAGAGAATAAATGCACTCACTGGGAAGGAAACCACCCACCCCGTCAGGAATGTACTCTTTGCGACGCTCATCAATCAGACCGCGGCCCTTCAAGTTCTGAATGTACCGATTCTGGCCGTTGAAACTGAAATCCTCGCCGGAAATGAGGCAGACTTCGTGCTGGTTCATTTTCCCGTTGTGCTTCTCCATATATAATAGGAGCGCAAGGCTCGCTTTGTCCAAAAACTCAGCCATTGGGGTTTTCCTTCCTCTTTGCAACCTTAAATTCCATATACTCCAGCAGATCTGCACGGTCTGCATCGGTCATCTGACTTAGCAGCGTGTCAAACCTTGCATCCAGCTCGCTCCCTTCACCGGGGGTGGGCTTTTCTTTTTGCTCTTCGCCCATAAGCTCTTCAATAGAAATTCGTAGAAAATCAGACACAAGCAGTAGCTTATCTTTCGGCGGATAGCGCTTTCCATTAGCCCATTTTCCTACTGTTCCGTTGGCAAATTTCAAATCTTTCTCCATTTTTGTAATGGAGCTTCCTTGATTTTTACACGATACACGGATAAATTCCACCAGTTCAGGCAAAGAACGCATAAAAAATTCCTCCAATAGCCTAATTTTCTATTGACAGATAGAAAATTAGGCTATATAATAGAGAGCGTAAGGAGCAAACAAAACCAAAGCCCCTGACAATATTATATCGGGCAGACGCTAGATTTTATTCACTTTGTACCTTGCAACTACATAGTAGCATATTTTCTAGTGATTTTCAAGCCCGGAAAGGAGAATTGCTAGTGAATGTATCAAAAATTGACCAGTTTTGCAAGTTGCACGGACTGAGCCGCACCGATCTGGAGGCGGCGGCAGGCCTGAGCAACGGCGCAATCGGCAAGTGGGAGCGCTCGATTTACGGGCCAAGCCTTTCACAGCTGCTCAAGCTCGCAAAGTATTTCAAGGTCACACTGAACGAGCTTGTGGTCTACGATGAGGAAGGAGGAAAGCCTGAATGAACGACATTATCTTATCCACCCAGAACGGCGAGCCAGTTGTTTCCAGTCGGGAAGTCGCCAAGAACTTTGGCAAAGAGCACAAGGACGTGCTCAAAGCCATCAACAATCTCGTGGCGCAAAATTGCGCCGCCAAATCTATGTTCCATCTTTCCGACTTTGAGAATCGTGGCAAGAAGTACCCCATGTACCTGATGAACCGGGACGGCTTTTCGCTGCTGGCGATGGGTTTTACCGGCAAGGAAGCGCTGGAATGGAAGCTGAAGTACATCCAAGCCTTCAACGCCATGGAAAAGCAGCTGGCACAGCGCCCGCAGCTTTCCCGCTCTGAGCTGATGGCGCAGGCCTTGATTGCCGCCCACGACGAACTGGAGCACAAGGACAGGCAGATTGCAGAGCTGACCCCGAAGGGCATCTTTGCGGATGCCGTGAGCGCCAGCAAGAAGAGCATCCTTGTGGGTGAGCTGGCAAAGCTGCTGTGTCAGAACGGCGTGCAGATCGGGCAGAATCGGCTGTTCAGCTGGATGCGGGAGCGCGGCTACCTGATCCGTGACCCCAAGCGCAGCGACTACAACATGCCCACCCAGCGGGCCGTGGAGCAGGGCTTGTTCGAGATCAAGGAGACCACCGTGGTGCACTCCGATGGACACACCAGCATCAACAAGACACCCAAAGTGACTGGCAAAGGTCAGATCTACTTTGTGAACCAGTTCGTGAAGCGGTAAAGCCACGGCGTGGCGTAAGGATACAAACTTATTTTGGAGGTTACAAAGATGAAAAAACTGCATGTGAAAGCTACGTTTGTTGAGCCGGTGCTGGGCACATGGCCCGCAAATCCCAATGTGGCCCGCGAGTTTATCGCCAGCAAGTCGCCGGATGCTGCAACCATCGAGGATGAAGTGGCGGCTCTTGGCCCTGATGCGGTAGCTGACAAGGGCATGACCGTTTTCCCGCGTGACCCGGACGGCAATCCGATTTTTTACGATTACCAGATCAAAGGCATGTTTAAGGATGCTTGCGGCATGCTTTCCCGCATCGGCGGCAAGACCGAAACCGGCAAGAAGAAGGCCGTGAACGAAAGCGGCAAGCTGACCGCTTACAAGAAGGTCATTGACGGCCTGATCTTCGTTCAGCCCCGCATGATTCCCATTCATGTGAACGGCGAGATTACCGACTGCCAGCGTCCGTTGCGTGCCCAGACCGCACAGGGCGAGCGCGTGAGCCTTGCCAACAGTGAGCAAATCCCGGCGGGCAGCACTTGCGAGTTTGACGTGACCCTCCTTGACGACAGCCACGAAAAGGTTGTGCGTGAGTGGCTGGATTACGGCCAGCTCCGGGGCATTGGCCAGTGGCGCAACAGCGGAAAGGGCCGCTTTACCTACATCGCTTATGAGGTGAATGCCTGAGAGCAAGGGCATGGCATTGACGGCCCTGATTCGCGGAGACATGGTGCGGCGACGCGTGGCGAAGGAATTGAATGGCAAGGCATGGTGTGGCGAAGCAAGGCGCAGAATTGCAACGGAAAAGCTCTGCATTGAGCTGCAAAGGCAGAGCAAGGCTGAGAGGTGCGTGGCAACGGCTATGAGGTGAACTGCTGTGCAGTGGCACTGAGAAGCACAGACAGGCAAGGCAAAGGAATGGCAGAGAAAAGCGCTGATGTGATTTGCGAAGGAAAAGTGGTGCACCGTAACGATTCGCTGCGGCAAGGTTTTGCTTCGGATGCATTGGCATGGAAGAGAGAAGAAATGCCGAGAATTGCGCAGCGATGGCATGGCAAGGAGCGGTCAGGCGTTGCGATGGCACAGCAAAGAGAAGACATTTTATTAAAAGGAGTGAACGAGCATGAAAAAAATTATTGTTGGTGTAGCGTCCGTATTGGCAAGCGCTTTGCTGATGGCCGGATGCAATAAGCAGGTCATCGATTTGACTTATGAATACAACTGGGCACAGCTGAAAATGCCCGACGGAACGATTGTCGAGGGCAAGCTGAATAGTTGGGACGATTACGAGGGCGACCAGCTGCAAGTGAAAATTGACGGTGTGACCTATCTGGTTCATTCGTCAAATGTTGTGCTGCGGCATTGATAGAAAGGAGGACGCCCATGAGTGAAAAGATCATCGCATATAAGGCCATGGACAAAAATATGCAGTGCCGTGGCAAGCAGTACGAGGTGGGCAAGACCTACCATGAGGACAAGGCCGACTGCTGCCACGCTGGTATGCACGCCTGCGAGAACCCGCTGGATGTGCTGCACTACTACCCGTTGAAGGATGGCACACGCTTTTTTGAGGTCGAGTGCGGCGGGAACGTGGATAAAAGCGGAGGGGGCAGTAAGCTGGCCTGCACTGAGCTGACGGTGAAAGGTGAGGTGAATTTTGCAGGGCTGGTAAAAGCTACGGTGAATGCCGTTTTTAATCGGGTGAAGGGCAAAGAACCTTTTTCGAGCGGCTATTCCAGCACGGCGGGTTCCAGCGGCTATTGCAGCACGGCGGGTTCCAGCGGACGTTGCAGCACGGCGGGTTCCAGCGGCTATTGCAGCACGGCGGGTTCCAGCGGCGATTGCAGCACGGCGGGTTCCAGCGGCTATTGCAGTACGGCGGCAGCCACTGGGGCTTATTGCAGCGCAAAAGCAGATGGAAAAGATAGCATTGCCGTTGTAAACGGTGCTTGCGGTAAGGCGCGCGGCGCACTGGGCTGCTATTTGGTGCTGACCGAGTACGATGATGACGGCCACATGATCTGTGCCAAAATGGCCCGCGTAGACGGTTCCGCCATCAGAGAAAACGTTTACTATACCCTCAAAAATGGTGAGTTTGTGGAGGTCAAGCCGTGAAGAAGCACTGCAACAAGCGCTGGCTTGAACAGCGCTGGGATGCAAGGCAGCCGGAGCGGTTGGAGCATATCCAGATGAAGCGGCAGCTGAGAGGAAAAAAGGAGGGGTGCGGCAGTGAAGCCGAGCATGGGAATTGCAGAGTGCTGCCAGATCATGCGAGATAACAACATCTCGGTGAGCGAGCCGATCTTTACCGGTATGATTCAGGCTGGCAGCTTCCCGGCATGGGCGGTGCCGTCTATTGACACCAAGAGCGCCGCCCCGCTGATCTCACGCGCCGGATTTATGGCGTGGGTGAAGGACTTTTACAAGCTCGAAAAGGTTTATACAAAGGAGGATCCGAAAGAATGAAACTCAAATCTACTACTTACTACTGGCTGGCTGTCATTTTTGGCGGCGTTGGAATAGGCGCAGCTATGGGCGCAGAGGGCACTGCGCAGACCACCGGATACATCTCCGGCACGCTGTTTGCGGTGTCGCTGGTGCTGATTCTGGCTGCTGTTCTGCTGGCTCGTCTGGGCTTTGCCGCAGAGGACAGGGAGAAAGCTGCAAGGTGGCGCAAGTACGGCAAGATCAACCGCACCCACGCCCGCAACCCGGAGTATCCGGAGAATCAGGAGCGCGGGGCATGATGACGGCTAAAGAGTACGTTGAGGACAAAGTCAAATCCTACACGCGGCTTGCCGAACGCTGCAAGCGAGAAGCCGAAGCCTCAGATGACATTGTTGTACGGGCCGGATACTCCGCACGGGCAAACGTCTGGGAGATGTGCGCCGAAGAAATGGACAACGTGCGGGAGATGCTGCAAGAGGAGTCCGGGGAGATCACGTATGCCTGACACTGTCCACCATGTCATGTGGTACACCGTGTACGATGCCAAGACCGGAGACCTGATCGCCAGCGGTACGTCTGAGATGTGCGCAAGGCGGCTGGGTTACAAAAGCGCAAACAGCTTTGCGTCCGCGAGCAGCCACAGCCGCAACGGCAGGCGTCGGGCTCGCAAGTACATTTTTGAGAAAGAGCGCATCCGACGTGATGAGGTGGACAGTCTGCCGCCGATACGCCGCAAAAAAGAAGAGCCTGCCCGTGCGCCAACACGGACAAGCCCAAAGAGTGATGAGTCTCGCCGCCCATCACCACAAAAATAGCACAAAACAGGAGGTTTTACAAGTGGCACTTTTGAGAATTTACGATGTGAAGCAAGAGCCGCCAGCGCTTGTTTCGCAGCAGCAATTTCCGGATACTTCGGATGCAATTGTGATTGCCGATGAACTGGCAAAGAGAAAGCCCGAACAGCTGTACAGGGTGTTTGACGCCGATATGAACGTTGTGTATGCGAGGTGAATATTTATGCAAGAAGAATTGACCGTCCGGGTGGAGCACCCGGAGCTGCCCGCGATCCGGTGGAACGAAGCCGAGGTGCAGCAGAATCTGACCGAGATGCTGGCCGCCTACACCGGCCGCGTCTACACCCCGGAAACCATCAAGGATGCCAAGGCCGACCGCGCCGCCGTGAACAAGCTGGACAAGCAGCTCAGCGATGCCGCCCGCAGTGCAAAGGCTTTTTACATGAAGCCGTTGGAAGAGTTCTTGCAGAGCGCCAAGCAGATGCAGAGCCAGTGTAAGGCTGTATCCGGCGCAATCGATGCTCAGGTCAAGGCTGTGGAGGAAGCCGAACGGCAGGACAAGGCCGACGCCCTGCAGGCTGTCTATGCGGACTGCATCGGCGAGCTGCTGGAGCTTATCCCCTTTGACCGCTTGCTTGTGCCCCAGTGGCTGAACAAGACCTATGACCTGGCAAAGGCCAGCCGTGAACTGCGCAAGAGCGTGGAGACCCGGCGGGAGGAGCTGCGTCTGATCCGGGAGACCTGCGGAGAGGACGCAGAGGCTTGCACCACGGAGTATCTGCGTGAACTGAATCTGAACGCTGCCCTTGTGGAGCATAGCCGCCGCCAGAATGCCAGGGACGCACAGCGCCGCGCAGAAGCCGAGAGAATGGCCGCAGAGCGGGCGCAGGCCACCGCTCCGGTCGTTATCCCTCCGACCGATGAAGAACGCCAGATCGCCACAGAAGCGGCTCAAACGGCGCAGGCCAATGCAGCCATTACGCCGGATGGCAGGTTGGATTTCGGCATGCTTCAGAAATTTGCAGAGCCTGAGCAGCAGGAGGCTCCGGTCCGCAAGCAGTATCGTTTCTGGGTGGAGTTCACCCGCGAGGACATCGCGTGGTTCAAACAGGGAGCCGCAGAGCGCGGCTTCCGCTATGGTTCTATCAAATAATTTTGGAGGTATTTACTTATGGCATTTACTCGTCCCGGCGCACCCGCGCCTACTTCGTCCGTTTCCAATGCACAGGCTCTGGCAAACCGTTCCGTCCAGAACGCCAACCTTGCAGGCAGCACTGCTATGCAGGCCGCATCCCCATCCCCGTCCGTTCCGGTGGAGATCACTGCTGCCGATGGCCAGCACCTCGTCGTCAGTTTTGACGAAGTACGGCGTTTTATTTGCGACAAAGCCACCGATGCTGAATGCAAAATCTTTCTGGAAACCTGCAAGCAGTACAAGCTGAACCCCTTCACCAAGGAAGCCTATCTGATCCACTACGACAACAAGAACGAGGACACCGCCAGCACCATCGTGCTGGGCAAGAACTGTTATCTGCAGATGGCCGAGCGCAACCCGGCCTACGATGGTTTTGAAGCTGGCGTGATCGTCCTGACCGCAGATGGCCAGCTGCTGAACCGTGAGGGTTCCATCGTCTATGATGGGAACGGCGGCGAGACCCTTCTCGGCGGCTGGGCGAAGGTCTACCGTAAGGACCGCACCCGCGCCAGCTACGAGGAAGTCAAGCTCAGTGAATACGACACCGGAAAGTCTCTTTGGAACGGCAAAAAGGCTACCATGATCCGCAAGGTGGCTTTGGTGCACGCCCTGCGTGAAGCATTTCCTTCTACTTTCGGCGCTCTGTACGATGAGAGCGAGGTGCGTGTGGACGCTGAAGGCGCCGCTCGTGAGGTGCCGCCTGAAGAACTGCCGGTGCTGGATCCTTACGCAGGCTCCCACCGCCACCGCAAGACAGCAGGCACCCTGATCCCTGCCTCGGATGCACCCTCTGCAGAGGAAAACGCCGATGATCCGTTTGGCGGTGATGATGCATGATCGTCCAGACCAAGAACGGCATCATGCTGCACGGCGAGATCGCCAAAGACCCGGTGCTTCGGGATGCCGGTCAAAAACGGGTGCTGAAGTTTGACTTGAAAGCCAGCCGCACACAGGACGAGACCGGAAAATGGCAGAGCTTCTTTGTGGGTGTTAACCTTTGGCACGGCATCGACCAGTGGGACGGCATGCTGCAGAAAGGCGATCAGGTCACAGTTTTTGCTCAAAAGCTGAAAGAGCGGGAGTATAACGGCAAGATCTATTACGACGTGGACGCGGATGATGTTCAGCCCGGTGGGCTGGTGACATTCCGTTGGCTGCAGCAGATGATCGACCTGATGGCGCAGCCCGGCCTGCCGCTGGAGCCTGCAAAGCCGGCAGCAGAACCGGAAGGCCTGCAGGGTGCGCAGATATACCCCGGCGAAAGCCTTGCAGACTACGCGCCGCACAGCACCAGCGCTCCGGAAGTAGCCCCTTCTGCTGAGTATGACCCCATCAACGATGATGCCGACGACCTGCCGTTCTGACCTTGCAAGCTGTGCTATCCGGCTATACGGGCGTGCAAAGAAGGAGGTGAAAGCGGTTGAAAGAGGAAGAACAGAAAAGCATAGTCATTTACAAATCATGGAAAAAGCCATTGCGTAAATTGTCTCTGGAGCAAAAAGGCAGGATTTTTGATGCGCTGCTTGATTTCCCCGATCCACCGAATTTTGAGGACGACCAGAAGCTCGAAATGGCGTGGGATTTTATGTCCGAGGCGGTGGAATCAAATTCTAAAAAATGGAACGAAAGACGAGAAAAGAGAGCTGCTGCAGGGCGTAAAGGCGCAGAAGTTACAAACGGCAAGCGTCAGCAAAACGCGGCAAATCCGGCAAATGCCGACTTTGACGAGCAAAAACAGCAAAACGCGGCAAATCCGGCTGTAAATGGTAATGTAAATGGTAATGGTAATGTAAATGGTAATGGTAATGTAAATGGTAATGGTATATCACCTAACGGTGGTGTATATAATAGCGCCGCCGCCGTTGACGTAGAACTTTCTAAAATCGTCCAGCATTATCAGCAGGCCGTTGGGGACTTCCCACGCTCTGCGCTGGACAAGCTGCAGAAGTGGAGGCAGGAGTACAGCACAGAGATGATCCTGCTGGCGATTGACAAGGCCACAGAAGCCGGAAAGCGCTCGTGGAGTTACATCAACGGCATATTGTCCGGATGGAAACGGGACGGCCTGCGTACGCCGGGGGACGTGGAAGCCAACGAACAAAGCCGACAAGCCAGACCGCGAGGAAAGCAGCCAACCGAGACCGTAGACGACCAGCTTGCACGGGTGCTGGCGAAGATGGACAGAGAAAGAGGGTTTGAGACATGACGCGGGAAGACGTGGCAAAGCTGATCCGCATGAATTTCGTGCTGTACAAGCTGGGTTCCAAGCCTCTGACCGACGAGGAGATGCAGACCACAATCGATGTGTGGACGTACCAGTTTGGCGACTATGACGGCGATACTGTCAAGCGGGCTTTTCTGGCGGCGAACCGGGTATGCGTTTATCCGGTCACGGTGGCCGACATCTTCAAGCAGCTTTCCCAGTGTCTTGACCCGTCCGCTGAATGGGAAGCTCTGGCTGTAGCGGCACGCAAGGCACAGACATTTTTGAGCTGGCGCAAGTTCCCGATGGTGACCGGCATTGACGAAAAGGGCGGGCTGCTGCGTAGTGACGGACAGAAAGAACTGCAAGCCCTGTATGACCAACTCCCCCCGGCGGCAAAATCCTATGCCGGGAGCGTTGGAGGGCTTGCAGAGCTGGCTGAAATGCCAGACCTTACATACCGCCGTGCCGAATTTTTGAAGCAGGCGCAGGCAGATATCACCACCGCCCCGCGTGAAGCTGCAAGGCTGCGGGCGAGCGAGCCGACAAGAAAGGAGCTTGAGAGGTGATGATTCTTGAACCCTGCAAAGACTGCCCCGACCGGCACCCGATCTGTCACGACAGCTGCCCACGGTACGCCGAGTACAAGCGCCAGCTGAAGGAGCAACGTGCATACACGAAAACCAGGAATGCGCTGGAGTGCATCAGCAAGAACGCATTTAATCAGGAATTTTGGATGGGAGGAAGAAAACGGTGAAAGTGTTGATTGCCTGTGAGGAATCGCAGGAGGTCTGCAAAGCATTCCGGGCGAAAGGTCACGAAGCCTATTCCTGCGACCTGATTGAGCCGTCCGGCGGGCATCCAGAGTGGCATATTCTCGGTGACTGCTTAAAGGCCATCGAGGGGGGGCAGGTCGTGACCATGGACGGAACCGTGCATGACGTGCCTCGCTGGGACATGATTATCGCATTTGTCCCCTGCACAAAGACGAGCAACGCGGGAGCGAGACACCTGTACAAGGGCGGCAAGCTTAATCTTTCCCGGTATTACGAGGGACTGTGCGGCAAGGCACTTTTCCTCGCCGTTTGGGCGGCAGACTGCGAAAAAGTAGTGATTGAGAATCCTACTCCCAGCAAGATTTTTGATTATCCAAAGCCTACGCAGGCAATCCAACCATATGAATATGGGCATCCCTACAGCAAGAAAACGCTGCTGTGGGAGCGCGGTGTGCCGCCGCTGCATCCGACAGACATCGTGGAGCCTATGGCAACATGGTGCCCGTCCGGCTCCTACTCGCACAAGCACGGTGAGCAACACAAGGGGATGTTTACCACTGACCGCGCAAAGAACCGGGCAAAAACTTTTCCGGGCGTTGCAAAGGCTATGTCCGAGCAATGGGGGTAAGCAGATGAAACCAAAAACCAAATCTGAACTGATGGTCGAGTGGGCCAGCCAGCCGGACCAGCTCAAAAGAGAGCGGGAAGTCAAAGCCATCCGCAAGGCGATGGACGACGCCCGCGCCGTGATGCAGGACGGCCTGACCCGGTACGTCAAGAAAAAGACCAAAGCCCGCAGCATGGCAAAGGCTGAAGCTGACCCCTTTGCCGAGCTGGAAGGCTGGGAAAGCATGGAGCAGATCCAGGATGCCTACGGCTATGGCGAGATCACCGCCGACAGGCGGGACAAGCTCACCGACCTGTGGGAAGCCCGGGAAGCTGCCAGAAACAGCCGCAAGGGCGCGGACAAGTACCACGACCTTGTGACGGAGATGCTGGAAACGGCCATCCGCCGGGTGGGCAATGAGTACGCAGATATGCTGTTTGAGTATGACCAGCAGCGCCGTGAAGCTGAAAAGCAGTGCGAGCAGCTGGCAATGGAAGGGATGATGAAAAAATGAGTAGTTCCGTAGAATATGCAAAGTCCGAACTCGCCCGCATCTCAAAAGATGGAGATGAAATGCAAGACACAATCAACAAAAACATCATTGACATTGTTGAACTTTTCGCAAGTCAAGGACATAGCGGATTTACCGCTGGATATGCAATGTCTATCCTTGAGCGACTTTTGCGTTTCAAGCCACTCACCCCGCTGACGGGCGAAGATGATGAATGGATTGATGTGTCGGACGAAATGGGGCGAAGATGCTTCCAAAATAAACGATGCTCAAGCGTGTTCAAGACAACTGATGCACAAGGTAACACGATTGAGGTACACGACATTGACGCAATCGCTTATTCCGACAACGGTGGCCTTACATGGTTTACAAGTAGCCGCTTTCGCAAAAACGTGACGTTCCCCTATGAGCCACCTACGCACCCGGAAAAAATCTATATCGAATACACGGAAGATGTTCCGCTTGGCTGGTCTGGCGACAAGTATGAGATTATCACTGACGACAAGGAACGTATCGAAGCGTTGAGAACTAAGACGCAGAAGAAGTTTAATAAAGCTGAGGAGTCATCATGCACCTGACCCTCTACGGCGACCCGCGCACCAAGAAAAACTCTGCCCGCATCCTCAAAAGCCGCTCAGGCGGGCGCTTTGTGGCCCCTAGCAAGGCTTACGTGGATTATGAGACGGACTGCCTGCGGCAAATCAAAAGGCCGCGCAGCCCCATTTCTGCCCGCGTGAACGTGAGGTGCGTGTACTACATGAAGACAGCCCGCCGGGTCGATCTGGCGAACCTCATCGAGGCGACCACGGATATTCTGGTGAAAGCCCGCGTGCTGGAGGACGACAACAGCAAGATCGTTGCCGCCCACGATGGCAGCCGGGTGGATTACGACAAACAAAACCCCAGAGTGGAGATCTGGATTGAAGAAATGGAGGACGAAAATGGCTGAATATCATGTTGGATGTGGGCTATTCGGAACCATCTATGCCGGAACGATGATGAAGCAGCGGAAAGATGGATTGCAGTTATGGAGAAGCAAGTCTGATGTGACCGACGAAGCAGTTTCCGCTGTTCTGACTCATTTTATTACTGAAATGGGGAATTCAGACAAAACGAAGCTCGAAAAGGTGTGGGGCGTTATCGGAAACAGGAAGCTAAAAGTCACTTTTGAGATTTTCGCCAGCAAGGAGGAAAACAATGACACGCACATGGACACCTGAAACCGACACGCCAAAGCCGGACGGAACCGATTACCGGTCTGTCAAGGCATGGCTGAACCGCTACCGCGAAGCAGAGAAAAGATACTACTTGCTGTCTGACCGTTTGGCCGAAGCACAGGAGGCCACCCAGCACATCACCCAGAACATCAGCGCGGCCCCCGGCGGCAGCAAAGATGGCCAGAGCCTTGCCCGGGCGGTGGAACGTGAGGAGGAAGCGGAGCGCCGCGCTTATGAGCAAAGAGCGGTCTGCGACAGGCTGTTTCTTGAGATCAGAAACGCGCTTTCCCAGATCCAGAACGAGAAAGCATACACGGTGCTGTACAAGTACTATCTCGATTGTCTCACGTGGGACAGGGTCGCAAAAGACATGAATTATTCTCTGCGTATGGTCTATGTCTTGCGGCGCAAAGCAATGGAGGAGCTGAGCCTTTAAAAACATTGCACTGTCATTACATTGCGGTTTCACTATCGCATGGTGTAAAATTGTATCATCGGAAAAGCCAAAAGGCAAACCGATGCACGCAGCCTCCGAAACGTGTCCCTTCTTGGCATTTTCCTCCTTTTCTGCTTGCAGGTACCGGGCTTTGCTCTCTCTTCACGTTTCGCGGGCTGCTTCTATGCGATACACTGACACAAAGGCAGCCTGCCGCTCATGAGAGACAGGAGACGGTTCGATTCCGCCGTATCGCACCATATGGCGCATGGACTAGACAACCCGCAAGGCCGCACGTGCAACCTCCCGTGCCAAGAAAAGGCCTTAGAATCCTTGCCAAGGTGTAGCTTTCCTGACAGGATGTGCGCCAACCAACAGCCCCGGCGGAGAACCGGAGCTGTTTTTATATGCCGCCTGAGCGCAGTTTGGAGCGCGGCGCGTGTGTGTAGACACGGCTGGTTCGATTCCAAGGGCGGCTTTTTATATTCCCGTAGCTCAATCGGTAGAGCGTTGGTCTCCAAAACCAAAGGCTGCAGGCTCGGACCCTGCCGGGAATGCCAGACTTTGCATGACCGGGGGACGGCATGCAGAGAGTAGCGGGGCATCTGGCCGCGAAAGTTCCAGATGCAGCAGCGCCCACCGTTTGACGCCTGTCCAACGAACTGAATGCACGGGCGCTGCTTATATGCCGTCATAGCTCAACTGGAAGAGCCACCGTCTTGTAATCGGCAGGTTGTAGGTTCAAATCCTACTGGTGGCATATTGATTTTTAGCTTGAAATAGCTTGAGATTTAGCTTGAGCAGTTTCGGGCTTTTGTTTTTGTTTGGACAAATGCGGCACAAGCGCAGAAAGAAGAGTACCAAGAATGAGTAAAAGAGGTTCGGGCAGCTCTTCGAATGACATTGTTCTTGATGTGAGCGATGCAATTCGCGAAAAGAAATCCAGAGCAGAGATAAACAAAATCGTGGCTGAATGGCTTGAATAAACAGAAATCGTGGATTTAGGAAGGTGGTGGCGGTGGCCTACAGCAAAAACAAAAGAATAGGCAGACCGCCCGTCTTTGAGAGCAAAGAAGAACTTGAGAAAAAAATCGAAGAGTTCTTCAAAAGCTGTGAAGGGAGCGTCCTAGAAGACGAAACCGGAAAGCCTGTTTTGGACAAATACGGAAACGTGATAAAAGTCGACGAACGTCCAGAAACTGTCACCGGTCTAGCTTTGGCGTTGGGTTTTAAGTCTCGGCAATCTTTGATTGACTATCAAGGAAAAGCTGAGTTTTCTGACACGATAACGCGCGCGAAACTACGGTGCGAGAGATACGCCGAAGAACGGCTCTATGATCGCGACGGAAACGGCGGGGCAAGATTCAGCCTGCAAGTTAATTTTGGCTGGAGCGATAAGCCGAAAGAAGCGGAGCAGGAAGAGCGTCACGATGATGGTTTGATAAAGGCATTGAATGCTGCCGCAGACATCAGCCCGCCGGATGACGTGGAGATGCTTCCGGAGGAAGAAGACGACCATGCGGAAAAGTAACGGTTTTCGATGGAAAGCCCTCAGCCAGCGGCAAAAGCAGGTCTTGAGCTGGTGGACACCGCAGAGCGCATACAGCGGCTACAACGGCATCATTGCCGATGGCGCTATCCGATCGGGAAAGACCTTTGCCATGAGCTTTTCGTTCGTCCAGTGGGCCATGACCTGCTACAGCGGCCAGCAGTTTGCCATGTGTGGCAAGACCATCGCCAGCTTCCGGCGCAACGTGCTGGGAACGCTCAAGCAGCAGCTTGCAGCCCGTGGCTACAACGTCAAGGAGCACAGGGCAGAAAACTGCATGACCGTCAGCAAGGGCGGCAAAACCAACGAGTTTTACTTTTTTGGTGGCAAGGACGAGAGCAGCCAAGACCTGATCCAGGGCATCACTCTTGCCGGGGCATTCTTCGACGAGGTGGCCCTGATGCCGCAAAGCTTCGTCAATCAGGCCACAGCCCGATGCTCTGTCACCGGGTCAAAGTTCTGGTTCAACTGCAACCCGGGCAGCCCGCAGCACTGGTTTTATCTCGAGTGGGTGCGGAAATGCCGTTCCCGCAAGATGATGTATCTCCATTTCACGATGGACGACAACCTGTCGCTTTCCGAGGACATCAAGGCCAGATACCGCAGCCAGTACAGCGGCGTTTTCTATCAGCGCTACATTCTGGGCCTGTGGACGGTGGCTGAGGGCCTTGTATATGACATGTTCGACCGCAAAAAGCACGTCGTTGACGAGTTGCCGGAGCTTTCGCCAAAGAGCGCCTATGTGGCGTGCGACTTTGGAACCCAGAACGCAACGACCTTTTTGCTGTTCCAAAAGCAGGCAGATGCAGACTGCTGGATCGTCACCCGGGAGTACTACTACAGCGGCCGCGAACAGAAGCGGCAAAAGACCGTGGGCGAGTATGTTGCAGACCTCAAGGCATGGCTGAATGGTCTCAAGCCGGAGAGGATCATTGTGGACCCGTCGGCCCTGCCGCTGATCACAGAGTTGCGAAAGAACGGCTTTACCCAGACGCCCGCAAACAATGATGTCCTGAGCGGCATTCTGGACGTACAGACCATGCTGCAGACCGGGCGGCTGAAAATATACAAGGACTGCAAGCACACGCTGGAAGAGTTTGGCGTGTACGCTTGGGACCCAGACAAAGACGACACCGTGCTGAAGGTCAACGACCACTGCATGGACGCTATTCGATATTTTGTGCGCACGAAGCGCCTTGTAAAACTGAGGAATTGATTTTGAGCACTGTATACACATTCCAGACTTTTCAGCAGGCGCAAGCCGCCGGGGAACAGCCTGATTTCATCCGGCGGTTCGTGCAGCAGCACTGCACTTCCGGCCCCTACAAGATGGCGCTGGATGCCGACCTGTACGACGCACAGAAAAACCCGGGGGCTGAACGCTTTGCGCAGGCTTACGCTTTGATGCTGAAGCGCCTATCCAAAAACACCAAGCAGGACACCCCACACCCCGATATGGTCAAGAGCAATCTTTTCCGGCGGCTCAACAAGCAGCGGGCAACCTACTCCCTCGGCAACGGCGTGGTCTTTGCAAACGATGGCGTGGACAAGGACAGGTTGGGTCAGAACTTTGACGAGCAGATCCAGAAAGCCGGATATTTCGCCCTGATCCACGGCGAGAGTTTTGGCTTCTGGAACAACGACCATCTGGTGGTTTTTAAGCTGACCGAGTTCGCGCCCCTGTACGATGAAAAAACAGGCCTTTTGCAGGCGGGCGTGCGCTTCTGGCGGCTGAACCCGGACACGGATGTGCACTATATCCTGTACGAGCTGGACGGCTTTACCGAGTACACGGAAAGCAAAATCGGCAATGTGATGCAGGAGACCGTGCCAAAGCAGGCATACAAGAGCGTGACCGTCACCACACCCGGCGGCGGGCTGGAAAGCGTGGAGGGCGAAAACTACAGCGCTCTGCCCATTGTGCCGCTGTGGGGCTCCGACCTGCACCAGAGCACCCTTGTGGGTCTGAAAGCCTACATTGACAACACCGATCTGGTGATGTCCGGCTTCTGCAATGACTTGCAGGACTTTTCGCAGATCTACTGGCTGTGCGAGAACTTCAACGGCATGACGGACGACGAGCTGCAGGAGTTCCTTGTCAAGCTGAATTTGTACCACATTGCGGGCGCAGACACCAGCGAGGGCGGCAAGATCACCCCCTACACCACCGAGATCCCTGTGACGGCCCGGCAGGCTCTGTTGGAGCTGCTCCACACCCGGGTGTATGAAGACTTCGGCGGTCTGGACGTGCATTGCGTCAGTGCGGACAGCACCAACGACCATCTGGATGCAGCCTATGAACCGCTGAACCAGAACGCGGACGACTTCGAGGCGCAGGTCAAGCCGTTCATCCGGCAGATCTGCGCACTGGCTGGCTTTGACAACGCTATGCCGGCATTCAACCGCAGCAAGATCACCAACACAGCCGAACAGGTCAGCATGGTGATTTCCGAGGCGCCGATCATCGGGCAGGACATGGCCATTGACCTGCTGCCCAACCTGACCCCGGAACAAAAGGAGCAGGCCAAGGCCGCACTGATGGCTGAGAGCGCAACGAGAGAGACCACGGACGAGGAGGAGGAAGACAATGGCGAATCTTAAAATTCCGATGGAAGGGAAAATAGAAATCGAGCTGTCAGAAGAAGCAGAAAATGTTATGCAACGGTTCATTTCCGCTGTTGAGCTGCTGCAGGGAACGACTATTGATGTCGCAAGGCCAAACGTGCGGATGGTCGGCATTGATGCGTTTGGACGACCGCAGTTTGAAAAAGAGGAGGGAAACGAAGATGGCACTTTACCGAGTTCCGATTAAGTGGGAGCAGCGCGGATATTTACTTGTCCATGCCGAGAGCCAAAACCAAGCAGCCGAGGCGGCATTGAATAAAATGGACGTTTACCCGCTGGACAGCGAGCCAATCCCCGGAAGCCTTAAGCTTGCATTTCCTTCCGAAAATGCGGGTGAATACGTTTCGAGAGTAGCTGATGGATTTGAAAGCTAATGACCGTGACCGCATCTCTACCCGCCAGCTGAACCGCCTGCGCCGCCGCATCCTCCGGGTGTACGGCACTGCCCGCCGGGAGATGCAGGAGCAGCTGACCAAGTTTCTGGCAAAGTACAAAGCGCTGGACGAGCGCAAGCGGGCGCAGCTGGATGCAGGCGAGATCACCGAGGATGACTACCGCATCTGGCTGCAAAATCAGGTCTTTCAGTCCGATTTGATGCACGCCAAGCTGGACGGCATCACCCAGACCTGCACCACAGCCCAAGAGACGGCCTACAAGCTGGCCCGGGACGAGCAATACAACATCTTTTCCTTCGGCGCAAACTGGGCTTTCTACGAGCTGGAACAGGCCGCAGGCGTGACGTTCGGGCTGACCCTGTACAACACCGAGGCGGTGCGGCTGCTTTTGCAGGAGCGCCCCCGGCTTGTGCCCAACAAGCGTATCAAAAGCGAGAGCAATAAAACCTATGATGCAAAGGTATTCAATCGCTACGTCATGCAGGGTATCGTGCAGGGCAAAAGCGTCCACGACATCGCCGTGCAGGCCGTCAACGGCATGGCAGATACAGAGATCCACTGGGCCATGAACAACGCCATCACGGCTCTTACCAGCGCCCAGAACGCCGGGGCATTGCAGCAGATGCGAAACGCCCAGGCTTTGGGCATCGAGGTCAAAAAGCGGTGGAACTCCACCCACGACTACCGCACCCGTGAGATGCACCGCCTGCTTGACCAGCAGACAGCAGAGCTTGACGAGCCGTTCAAGGTCATGGGCTACGAGATTCAGCGCCCCGGCGACCCCAACGCCGCCCCGGAGATGGTTTACCACTGCCGCTGTGTGCTGTCCTCTGCTCTGGGCAGGTATCCCCGGCAAAACGCCATGCAGCGGGACAATGTGACCAAAGGGACCACCCCCGTCATGGATTACACCGAGTGGTATAAATCCAAGGGCGGCAAGGAAAAAGAGCAAATGTGGTGGGAGGAAGAGAGAAAACGGAGAAAGGAGAGCGCAAAGCATGAAAAATAAGAAGTTTGGGATTGTCGTAATCAACGATGACTTTTTCTTGAACTTTTGCCGTGATTTTAAGCCCCCGTGCGGTTACATTAAGCCAAAACACGTGCGGCCTTCCTACGGAAATGGCGCAAAGCCGCATGGAGCACACAAACGCCTTATTAGGACAATGGAAGGATTCAGAAAATGAATGTCTTGACGTTGGGCAGAGCAGGAGGAAGAAGGAACGAGAATGAAGCATAAAAATAAGGCCCTGCCACCCGGCAGAGCCTAAAGGTCACAGACCTTTGATTTGGTTGAGCAGAGCCGCACGCAGGGCATCGGTTTCAGCGTCCGCTTGTGGCTTGTTCGGGTCATCCGGGATATATTCCAGTATATCGCCGGGCTGACAATGAAGCACCTCACAAATTTTGTCAAGCGCCCCAACGGGAAACTGCTTGATAGTGCCAAGACAGATTGCTGATATGGTAGGCGGTCTAATCCCAGTAGCTTCAGCGAGTTCCTTTTGGGTCATGTTTGCGTCTGCGAGCAAGGCCTTTAAGTGATAGCTTATCGACATTTCTAACACCTCTTTTCCTACATCTATAATACTACGCCATCCGTTAATAGTCAATACGCAAAACGTAAAAAATATTTTTGAAAATTACGGAAAACGTATTGACGAATTACGCAAGTCGTAGTATAATAGATGCATGGAAAGGAGGTCAGAGGTGCAAGGGAGCAAATACCGGGAGGTGATGCTCCGTGACTAGCAAGGAGTTTGCAAAGCTCACCAGAGCCGAGCAGTTGGCACGGTTTGACGCATATAAAAAAGCGGCCAGCGCTGGAACGCTGAACCGCTAAGACACAAGAAAGCAACCAGTCAAGAAGCCCCTTGCACCTCCATTTTATTTTTTTATAAGCGATTTGTCAAGTAAAATGTGAGGTTTTAGCAATGGAAACACCAAAAATCACGAAAGTGGAGCTTGAACTGGATGCTGTTTCTGGTGAACTCCGAGTAATGCACGACCTGTTGAACATCTTTGCCAACTGGTTTGAGGAAACGCACAAGACCGATATGATCAAGCGGGAGCGCACCAGCGAGCTTGTGAGCCAGATTTGGAGAGAAGCCCCGATGTACAACTCCATGCTGACGGCCCTGTTTGCATCCCTTACCGGTCTGGAAAAGGAAGTAGACGAAGTACTTAACTATCAAATTGCAGAACAAGAGGTAAACGCATGAGTAACATCCAGATTTTCAACTATCAGTCCAACGAAGTCCGCACCGTAGAGATGGGCGGCGAACCGTGGTTTGTCCTCAAGGACGTGTGCACAGTGCTGGGCATTTCCCACATCACGGACACCGCCAAGCGCATGGATGAGGATGAGGTCGGTCAGACCGAGGTCATCGACAGCATGGGTCGCAAGCAGTCCACCTACATCATCAATGAGAGCGGCCTGTACAACGTCATTCTCCGCAGCGACAAGCCGGAAGCCAAACCGTTCCGCAAATGGGTCACGTCCGAGGTGCTGCCCTCCATCCGCAAGAATGGCGGTTACATCGCCGGACAGGAGCAGCTCACACCGGAAGAGCTGATGGCAAAGGCGCTGCTTGTGGCAAACAAGACCCTTGCAGACCGGGAAGCCCGCATCTGTGAGCTGACCGCACAGAACAGTCAGCTCACCGTGGAGAAGCAGATCATGCAGCCCAAGGCCGAGTATTTTGACGAGCTGGTTGACCGCAATCTGCTGACCAACTTTCGGGAGACCGCCAAGGAGCTGGGCATCAAGCCCAAAGCCTTTGTGGCATGGTTGCTGGAAAAGAAATTCCTTTACCGTGACCAGAAAGGCAAGCTGCTGCCCCGAGAGGACAAGAACAGCGGCCTGTTCGAGGTCAAGGAAGCCAAGAACGACAAGACCCAGTGGAGTGGCGTACAGACGCTTATCACTCCCAAAGGCCGAGAGACGTTCCGGCTGCTGTACCTGTAACTGAATAACCGACCCTGCCCCACACCGGGGCGGGGTTTTGTTATACATGGAGTAAACCATGAACTTTAACTACGACATCAAATTCACCGACAACGCCCCGCAGCTGCATGAAGCGCTGGACTCGTGGGCGGAGCGGGTGCTGACCATCTGGGGCATGAAGGTGCAGGACTACGCCCAGCTTCTTGTTCCTACTGGAACGGCAGACAGCACGGGCATAGAGGGCTATGTGGGCGGTGCGCTCAAGCAAAGCCTGACCTTTGCCCTCGACCTCGCAAAAAAGACCGTGACCATCGGCAGCAACCTGTTTTACAGCGTCTATGTGGAGCTTGGCACGGGCATCTTTGCCGAGAAAGGCAACGGGCGCAAAACGCCGTGGGTCTGGAAGGACTTCAACGGCAAGTGGCACTTTACCCGGGGCATGGCCCCGCGCCCATTCCTCCGCCCGGCGGTGGAAGAACACATTGACGAGCTGCGAGAGATCGCGGTAGAAGAAGCGAACAAGGAGGCTTAAACACATGGATAACATTGTTTACACCGCTATGGTTGTGGGATGTACGTTTGAAGACCTCAAAAAACTTCAAGAAATGTTTGAGCAGAACAGCAACCCACGCGTTGACCTTTCTCCATATTACCTGCAGGAGACAAAAGAACGGATTCTTTTGGTTGAAATGCAGAAAGCAAGAGAACATCTTCAGGAACTTTGCGATAATGCGTATGGAAAAGGAAATCGCGTTATTATGGTATCTTCTCAGAAATCAATTTAATACCCAGCGGTTGGCGCACAGCGTCAGCCGCTTTTTTATGCCGCTTTAGCTCAGTCTGGCAGAGCACCGGACTTTTAATCCGGGGGCCGTGGGTTCAAGCCCCACAAGCGGCACCACACCGGCAGCACGTCCGGCAAATAAACCTTATTGCCAAGCATGGCAGCCCGAGCAAGGGCAGAAAGGACTATCATATGGCACTCGAACGCAAGACTCTCCGGGCGATTCTGGAAGATGAAACGACCGACACCAGCGGCAAGCTCAAGAAAATTCTGGACGTGCTGCATGAGGAAACGGACACCTTGCAGAACCAGCTCGATGAGAAGAACGCAGCCCTCGCCAAAGCCGAAAAAGACCGGGACGCAGCCAACGGCGGCAAGGAAGCCGCTGAAAAGGCGCTGAACGACTACAAGGCCCAGCAGACCCAGAAGGACACCCACGCAGCCAAGGAAGCAAAGTTCCGGGAGCTGCTGAAGTCCGCCGGGGTGCTGGACAAGTATGCTGATCGGGTCGTGCGGCTGTCTGGCGAGGATATCGACAAGCTGGAGCTGGACGATAAGGGCGAGGTCAAGGACGCCAAGAAGCACGCCGACAGCCTGAAAGCTGATTGGAGCGACTTCGTAGGCACTACGACCACCACAGGCGCAAAGGTGGACAACCCGCCCACCAATGCCGGCTCCAAAATGACCAAAGACCAAATTTTTGCAATCAAGGACGCTGGCGAGCGCCAGGCGGCCATTGCAGCAAATGCCGACCTGTTTACAGGCGGCGGAAAGGACTAACACATGGCAGCAAAGACCAATCTGACCACCACTACCGAGATCACCGTCAACCCCCGGGAAATCGACTTTGTGACACGCTTCCAGCGCAACTGGGAGCACCTGCGGGAGATCATGGGCATCATGCGTCCCATTCGGATGCAGCCCGGCACCGTGCTGAAGAGCAAGTACGCCCAGGGCACCCTGCAGAGCGGCACCGTGGCAGAGGGCGAGGAGATCCCCTACAGCCAGTACACCGTCAAGGAGAAGGACTACGGCAAGATCACAATCGAAAAGTACGCCAAGGCCGTCTCCCTGGAGGCAATCCAGAACTATGGCTATGATGTGGCCGTGCAGAAGACCGACGACGAGTTCCTGTTCGACCTGACCGCAAAGGTCACAGACAAGTTCTACAAGTACCTGAACACCGGCAGCCTGAAGGGCACCCCCAAGACCTTCCAGATGGCTCTGGCCATGGCAAAGGGCAGCGTGGAGAACAAGTTCAAGAATATGCACCGCACCGTCACCGGCGTTGTGGGCTTTGCCAACGTCCTGGACGTGGCGGAGTACCTGGGAACCGCCCCGATCACCATTCAGAACCAGTACGGCTTCCAGTACATCAAGGATTTCATGGGCTACAACACCATCTTCCTGCTGTCTGATGGCGAGATTGCAAAGGGCAAGGTCATTGCCACCCCCGTGGACAACATCGTGATGTACTACGTTGACCCCTCTGACAGCGACTACGCAAAGGCTGGGCTGGTGTACACCACCGCAGGCGAGGCCAGCAACCTGATCGGCTTCCACACCCAGGGCAACTACACTACCGCCGTCTCTGAGAGCTTCGCCATCACCGGCGTGACCCTGTTTGCTGAGTACCTGGACGGCATCTCTGTCCAGACCATTACCCCGGGTGAATCGGTCTAACCTGCAAGGGGGTGACTTTGCATGACCGTCCCCGAGCTGTGCGTTTACACGCACAATTTTTTTGACCGGGCGGACGACCCCGTTGCCGGGGAGTTCGCCTTTGAGCCGGACACCGTGCCCGCCGGGGTAGTGCCGGGGCAGTATTTCCTCGTGTGCGGATCCATCTTCAATGACGGCGTGCACAAGGCCGGGGACGGCGATCTGACCGCCGAGACCTTCACCGGGACGGTGCAGCCCATGCGCGTGCCGCCTGATTTTGTGGCGCTGGCTGAAAAAATCGACGCATACGACAAGGCACTGCCGTCCGGCGGCGTGTATGTGTCCCAGTCTTTTGCCGGGTGGTCCGGCACGATGGCTACAGGCGCGGACGGCCTGCCTGCAGACGGCAAGACCCGCTATAAATCCGAGATCAATCATTGGAGGAAGATGTGACATGGTCAATCCGTTCACTGCATCCACCGTGATGCAGAGCTTTACCCAAAAATACCGTTTTCAGACCCGCAGCTATGAGCCGGACGGCGTGGGCGGCTTTGTGTCCGGCTGGAAGGACGGCCCAGAGTTTGAGGCCGTGGAGCGTCACGATACCACCGTGGAAGCTCAGGTGGCAGAGCAGGCAGACACAGCATCCACCTACACGCTGCTTGTTGGCACCGGTGTTCCGCTGGCTTTCCCGGACTACATCAAGCGGGTGAGCGACGGGCAGACCTTCCAGATCACCAGCGCAGCAGACGAAACCAAGGCCCCGCCGGAATCCGGCATGGGGCTGCGGGCCGTCAAGTGCAAAAAGGCGGTGCTGCCGTAATGGGGCCGTCTGAGAGCATCAACCGAGCGCTGAACACGTTTTTCAACGGCTTTGGCATCCCGGGCTATCTGGAAGATAACATCCCTCCTGCCGCTTCACTGCCCTATCTGACCTACAAGCCCACCATCCCCGGCGGGTGGAACGAAACGGCATCCTTCCACGCCCGGCTGTGGTACCCCAGCAAGGGCGGCAGAGCCCCCATCCTGCAAAAAGAAGATACGATCAGCGCAGCCCTCGAGGACAGCATAACGCTTTCCTGTGAGGGCGGCGCTATTCTTTTGCAAAAAGGCACCCCATGGGCACAGCCCCTCGACAACCCGCCTGAAGGGTATCTGTGCGAATACCTCAATTTTGAAATCACGCAATTTTGCGAGTAAGGAGCAATATGGCAAGAAAGTTTACCAAGATCAGCGCAAAAGCATTCGAGTCCATGCAGATCAATGCCGGTGTCGTGCTGAACAAATTTGACCCGTCCGGCACGACCGAGATCCAGGACGCAGACATCATCTGCGCCACCTCCGGCGGCGTGACGGCAGAGTGCAAGCCCAACATCACCGACCTTGGCGATGATGTGGACAACTGCCAGAAAAACACCGCAGAGCTGATGCAGATCGAGGACTACGACTGCACGCTGGCCTTTACCGCCCTGAACGTCACAACGGACGTTATCAAGCTGGCGCTGGGCGCTGCGGATGTGAGTGACAAGAAAGTCACGCCCCGTATGACGCTGAATCCCACCGCCAGCACCGGAGACTTCAAGGACATCTGGTGGGTGGGCGATACCATCGACGGCGGCTTTGTGGCCGTCAAGCTGATGAACGCACTCTCCACCGGCGGCCTGTCCCTCAAGACCACCGACAAGGGCAAGGGCAACATTGCAGTCACCCTGACCGGCTGCCCCCGTCTGGGCAGTGATACCGTGCCTATGGAGTGGTATTACAGCCCCAAGGCCGCAGCATAAGGAGGATACCGCATGAAATTTTTGACAGAGCTGCCCGATGAAGAGTTTCTGCGCCACTGCTGGCAGATCGCCGATGTGGCAGAGGAGGTCTTGGAAAAATCCAAGATCATGGAGCTGCGCAAGGTTCTGCCGGTTCTGACCGGCGATGAAACGCCGGAGGAGCTGGAGCAGAAGAAGAAGGAGCAGGCAAAAAAGAATATTCAGGCTATGGCAAAAAGCTTGCTGTTCGACAATGCTGCTGCCACCGCAAAGCTGCTTCCGCTGCTCTATGAGCCGGATGTAGATGAAAACGGAGTGGTTGAAAATATCGGCCCGTTCAAGAAGATGCGCGCGGTGAAAGAACTGCTGAACAACGATGATGTGCTGGATTTTTTGCTCTGGTGTCTGCCGTTGGTGCTGGCGGGTACAGACGCCTGATTTCTTCCATCAGTCCGGACGCACTACGGCTGTTTGGCAGGCCGTACATTTTGCAGCACTGCCTGAACACTTTGCGGCAAGAGCGCATCACACTCAGCTATCAGGCGTACATGACGGACGCTCTGGCGCACCTTATAGGCGCGGAAGAGCGGTGGTACGACATGGTGGCCGGGCTTGTGGAAAACCGCCCACAGCCGCCGCAGCCGTCCGCTGATGAAGTGATAGCACGCATTAAAAATGGCTTGAACGGGGGTGATGAAGCCTGAAAATTTTTGAATTGAGCGCCACCCTCGGGCTGGACGACAGTGCCTACCGGCAGGGCATCCAGAATGTACAATCCGAAACGAAAAAAACCGTTTCTTCGCTGTCAGGAGAGTACAGCAAGGCCGCAAAGGCCGTAGTGGAACTGACCAGACGTTACAACGAATCGGTGGGCAAGACCGGCAAAGCATCCTCTGAGACCAAAAACCTCAAGACCATGTTGGCACAGGCAGAAGCACAGCTCAGGGCAACCACGACCGCGCTGAAAGCTGCAAACAACGGCATGGACGGCTTTGCCAGCTCCACGGAGAAAGCGTCCGGCAAATCTCTGGCCAACGCCATTACACAGGGCACGGTCATGGCGAACGTATTCTCGAAGCTCGGCTCCGCTGCACTCAGTGCCGCAGAGGGGTTCATCTCTTCCGGCATCGAGTACAACGCCCAGATCGAGAAATACACCACCGGCTTTACCAACATGTTGGGCAGCGCGGAAGCTGCCCAGCAGGTCATGAGCCAGATCCAGGAAGACGCGGCCAAAACCCCGTTTGATGTCGAGTCCCTGACAAAGGCGAACCAGTACCTGATCTCTGCAGGCGAGAACGCTTCCTATGCCCGCAGTACCATCATGGCACTGGGTGACGCGGTCTCTGCGACCGGCGGCGGCAACGACGAGCTGAACCGCATGGCGCAGAACCTGCAGCAGATCGCCAACACCGGCAAGGCTACAACGGCCGATATCAAGCAGTTTGCTTATGCCGGCATCGACGTGTACGGCATTCTGGCCGACTACACAGGCAAGTCCACTGCTGAAGTGCAGAAAATGACCATCAGTTATGATCTACTGACGCAGGCTTTGCAGGCCGCATCCGAAGAGGGCGGGCGTTACTACAACAGCATGGACACCCAGAGCCAGACCATGAATGGCCGCGTGTCTACCCTGAAGGACAACGTGAAGCAGCTGGCCGGTCTTATGACAGGTGACTTGAGCAGCGGAATCGGCGTTGCGATTGGCAAGCTGAACGACATGGTCGTCGCAGCACAGGAAGCTTATAAGCTTGACGGATGGAGTGGCCTTATCGGGAAAATAACGGGTCTTACCACCGTCATTGACAAGGCCAAATCTTCGGCCGTCGGCCTGAAATCCGTCTTTGACGCGCTGAAAAGCGGAGAAATAGGCATTTTCCATGGTGACTGGGACGCTGTCTACCAGAAAGCTTTTAACAACGACTACCAAAACAAAAAGGCCGGCAAAAAAGACACAAACTACTGGAAAGAATACGGCGAGCGTCTGAAAAAGCAGTACGGAATAAAAGAAACCAACAGCAGCTCCATTACAACCAGCCCGTCTGGTTCTTCCGCTGGCAAAAAATCCAGATCCTCCGGCTCCAAGTCCACCACCGAAACGGTCATTTCGTCCATCTCCAGCACAGCTACCACCACCGCGCAGAATGCGCTGGGCGCTGTGACCACCAGCATCCAGACTCTTACCGAGAAGGTCAAGGACAGCTCCGGCAAGATCAAAGACCGCATCACCGAGACCACCACCACGACCGGAAAAGAGATGGTGAACGGTGTTGCCACGACCTTTAAGCAGGTCGAGACCAAAGTCAACGGCACGGTCACAAAGGTCACAAAGACCTATGATGACATGTCAAAAACGCGGCTGGGCACCTTTACCAACATTTCTGAAACCACCGTTGATGGCATCACCACAAAGGTGCAGCAGGCGGTGGAAAAGTACGCGGACGACAGCGAGCATATCAAGAAGACCGTCACAGAGACTGGCCAGCGCATCGGCGAGAACGGCGCGGAGACCTACGAGAAGATCATCACCTACATCGACGGCGTTCAAGACAAGGTGACGGAGACCTCTACTCTCATCGACAAGAGCGTGAAGGGCACCCAGAACCGCATTGACCAGCAGCTGAGCGAGGCTTCCGGCCAGCTGGATAAGGGCATTTTCGGGCTGGTAAAAAGCGCCTTTAGTGATGCCAAAAACGGCGACTGGGCAAGTCTTGGGCTGGATTTTGTCAATCTGATCTGGGGCGAGGTATCGCAGGGGCAGCGTGACGTGATCTCTAAGTGGCTTACGGACGCACTGACCGCGGTCAATGAGGGCTACTTCAGCGGTGGCATCGGAAAGGCATTTGATATCTTCCAGAAGCTTTTTTCTGACGGCGGGGTAAAATCCGATATCGACGGTGTGACCAATTCGGTCAAGGCTTTTGGCGAGATCATCGACGGTCTTGCAAAGTCCGGCGGCGTGGGCGGAGCACTAGGCAACATCGTCCAGAGCTTTTCCGGCATGGCAGGCGGCATCACGTCTGCGCTTGGCACTATCGTATCTTTCGTTGCAGCAAATCCTATTCTTGCCCTGATCCTGGGCGTGGGCGCTGTCGCTGGCGGCATTGGCCTTGCCATGTGGATGGACAAGAAGAATAATCAGAAGCCTGTCAGCCACTACCAGAGTCCCTTTGACAAGACCGGCGTGTATGACAGTCTTGGCACCTTCTCCACCCGTGCGGCCCTGCAGTACCGCGTTACCGGCCAGCAGTCCATTGTTGACCGGCAGACCAGCATTCTGGAACGCATCGAGGGGATGCTGGACGAGCATCTGCCCGACATCGGCAAGGGTCAGGTGGTCATGGACTCCGGTGAACTGGTGGGCGTGCTGTCGACCCGCATGGCGACCAACGTAGATGCACGCATCGGCGTGACAGTGGAACGGAAAGCGAGGGGTGTGTAATGGCAAAGCTTCTGGGGGCAAAAATCGGCAATTTTCACACCCTGACAGATTGGGGGCTGTACCTCAAGGTAGGCAGCCCTAAAATCGGCGCGGCAGAACCGGAAGAATACCTTGTGCAGGTCACCGGATCTGATTCACTGCTGAACCTGACCACATGGGACGATGGCAAGGTGCACTATAAAAAGCGAACCATTACGATGGAACTGCTGTGCAACGCGCCAAAAAGCAAGTGGCCCAGCATCGAAAGCACCATCGCCAACGCCATTCATGGCAAGTGGCTGCAGTGCCGCTTTGATGAAGACCCGGCGTGGTACTGGGAAGGGCTTTGGAAAGTCACACCCTCCCGCGACCGGATTTCCAGCACCTTTACCATCACCGGCACCTGCAACCCCTTCAAGCGCAGCGTCTACGACGGCACCAACGACTGGCTGTGGGATGACTTCAACTTTGAAACGGACATCGTGCGCAACTACACGAATATCCCGCTCAAGGCGGGCGAGGACAAAGAGGTGTCCATCACCGGTGCACCGCGTACGGCCGGCATCTACTTCCAGCGCAGCGAGACCGCCGCAAACATCGCGGTGTCTCTCAATGGCTTTGAGGTGGGCATTCTGGCCAAGTCCACCGACTGGCAGTATATCGAGGGGCTTACTATGCCGGATGGCGTGGTGGGCACCCTCGTTTTTGCTGCATCGGCAGACTGCAGCATCAGCATCAAGTATTTGGGGGCAAGCCTATGAGCTATAAAGTTTATGCTGGCGTGCAGACGGATGTAGACACATGGAAAACTAAGATCTGTATCCACGATATCAGCGATATTACCGACACGAAAAAGCTCATCAGCCCCACGCTGACTCGCGAAGTGGGTAAAGCTGGCTCTTTTGAGTTTACCATGCCGCTGGGCAATGTGGCACACTCTGCGCTGCAAAAGCTGCGCACTACGGTAGAGGTGGAACAGGACGGCGTTTCCATCTGGCAGGGCCGTCCCATGAGCCATGAACAGGATTTTTTGATGCGTCAGAAAATCTACTGCGAAGGGGAGCTTGCATATCTGAATGATAGCGGCATTGCGCCGTACGCTGCAAAAAATGTGAGCTTTTCGCAATTTTTGGAATGGATCTGCGATAACCACAACGGAATGGTAGATGCATACAAAGCTTTTACTCCTGGCAATGTGCAAATGGACATTCCCATGATCGTGCCCTATATCGACGGCATCAAAGTCGTGCAGGTGGGTTACAGCTACGATTCTAATGATGGAGATTACATTTACCATTGGGGAATTGTAGATCCCGTGGATGGAAAGACGAATATTTTCTATGAGGAAACAGAGACCAACAAAGCTTCCTGCCTGAGCTGGGAAATCGATGAAGAGCACATTGCGGAAGGTCGCATTATTTCACGGATTGGAAGCAACAATTTCCGCGTGCGTCTGTTTGCAGCCTATGTAAAGGGCAAAACGTACGCCGCAAAGGTCGAAGTGAAAAAAGCCGAAATCGTCTGCGGTACTTGCAACAAGAATTTTGGCACGTACTCCATTTACAGCGTTGAGCAGGCATCTGAATCCAAGACCTTTAAGATCACCGAGCAAAACGGGAAATACATCCTTGCTATCAACGGCAAGACGGATCCCCGCTTTTTGTTTGATGTGAAGGAACCTACATACAGCTTTGGCGATGGAAAAAACTACGGCATTACATGGGACATCTTGCAGAGTGAGCTGGTTGAAAAGTACGGCGGATATCTGGTGCTGCGCCATGCAGAGGATCCTAACGGAAAACCGCGCCGGTATCTGGACTATCTGCAGGCGATCACCGATAAAAACAGCCAGACGGTGGCTTTTGGAACAAACTTGTTGGATTTGACCAACAACGTCAAAGCAGAGGATATCTACACGCGGGTGATCGCGGTAGGTGCCAAAAAGATAACATGGCTTGTTTTTTCGTGGGGCGAGACCATCACAGAAACCGCAAACGATTTGGCTGCGCAAAAGCTTTTTGGCATCATCACAAAAGTGATCTTTATTGAAGGCATCGAAAGCACGCCGCAGTCTTTGCTGGATGCGGCAGAGGAAGAACTCGCCAAAAATCTGCGCTATCTGAACGGCATGACGGTCAAAGCGGTCGATCTGAAAGACGCTGATATTGATGTCAGCCGTATTGCAATTGGAAAGCAAACGCACATTTTCTCTGCACCGCATGGTGTAGATACCTGGCTGCTGTGTTCCAAGCTTGTTGAGCCGTTGGATTCGCCGGATAAAAAGGAGTTTACATTTGGCACTGAGTTTTCCAGCATCAGCGACCTGCAGGCTTTGAGTGCACGCAAAGCGTCCGATGCCTACGATTTGAGTCGATCGCTCAAAGGGTACATGTCAGGCTAATGAGACAGGAGGTGTTTTATGGATAAAACTTTTGATGAAGCCATTGCGGGAATCCGTAAGGCTGAGCGCGGCGTGGAAGTCCGTGAGGACATCGCACAGGGCATGGAGTACGTCAAGCAGTACGCCGAGGAAGTGACAGGCCAGCAGCAGGCCGCCCTGCAGGCTGCTCAGACCGCCGCCAGAGCAGCCAGCACCGCGACGAAAAAGGCCGCAGCAGCTGCAGAGAGCGAAAGCACCGCCCGGACCTCCGCCGCCGAAGCAGCCCAAAGCGCACAGTCAGCGTCCGCAGACGCAAAGAGTGCGGGAAGCTCTGCCGCTTCTGCCAAAGCTGAAGCGGACAGGGCTGCGGCCATCGTACGCACCGACAAGACGCTAAGCGTCGAGGGCGCTCCGGCTGACGGAAAGGCTGTTGGCGATGCGCTGAAAGGCATCAAGTTCCCTATTGCCACCGCAACCACGCTGGGCGGTGTGAAGGTGGGCAGCGGTCTGACGGTCGATGCGGACGGAACACTTTCTGCGGACAGTGCTTTGGCTGCCTACCCCGTTGGCAGTATTTTTCAAACAGTCAGTAGCACCAGCCCCGCCGCACTGTTTGGAGGTACATGGCAGGAGATCGCGCAGAACCGGGTGCTGATGGGTGCGTCCTACGCCCACGCAGCAGGCACCACGGTGGAAGCTGGTCTGCCAAACATTGCAGGTAGTTTAAGCGAAACCTCAAATAACGGTAAAACATCACCATTTCGCGGTAATAAAAACGCCATATCGTCAATAGGCGCTTTGGCAGTTACAGAGGTTAGCTCTTCTTTTTGTGGATTTGCTGGATATGAAGGGTCAGCATATAATATTTCTTTCGATGCTTCTCGCTCGAATCCTATCTACGGTCGCAGTAACACCGTGCAGCCCGCCGCCTACTATGTGCACATCTGGCGGCGCGTGGCCTGAGAAAGGAGGTTTTGAACCATGAAGATCATTGACGAGAACGGTGCAGCCATTGAAAACCCTGACCTGACGCTTGGGTATCTGGTGGACGACACCGAGCCAGTGGAGCACCCCGCCGTGGAAGGCGTGGAAGAAGTGAGCCACTACGAGACCGTAACGGAGTATCCCGGCGGCGGCAGGGATGTGCGGAAGGTCATCGACGTGCCGGGCGTGCCTGCGCAGGCCGCATGGACCGAACAGGTGCCGGTGCAGAGATACATCCGCTATACGGAAGAAGAATTGGCCGCGCGGGAAAAAGAGCGCCAGCAGGCCGAGGAAGCAGCCCGTCTGCCCGAGACGATTGCCAGCCTGACCTGCCAGCTGACCGACCTGCAGCTGGCCCTGTGTGAACTGTACGAAGGAGGTGGTGTGTAATGGCAAGGATCTATGCGGCCCTGATCCGCAAGGGCATCAAAACGCTGGAGGATGTGCCCGCCCGGCTGAGGGATGCCGTGGCAGCGCTGCTGCAGGAGGACGGCCATGCTTAACGTTTACTCCCGCGCAAGGGATGGCGAAACGCTGCTGAGCCGCAGCTTCCGCGCAAAGGAATTTGCCTGCAAAGACGGCACCGACCCTTTGTTTGTGGACAGCGAACTGGTGCAGGTGCTGCAGGCCATCCGTGACCATTTTGGCGTACCGGTGGTCATTACCAGCGGCTACCGCACCGCTGCACACAACAGGGCTGTGGGCGGGGCGGTTTACAGCCAGCATCAGTATGGCCGTGCCGCGGATATCCGGGTGTCCGGCGTGCCGGTGGAGCAGCTTGCCGCCTACGCCGAGACCCTGCTGCCCGGCACCGGCGGCATCGGCCGCTACCCCGCAAAAGGCTTTGTCCATGTGGATGTGCGCAAAGCAAAAAGCCGGTGGGTCGGGTAAAGGCGGTGAACGGAATGGAAACGATCTTATCCGCTGTCATTGCCGGGGCCGTGACCCTGATCGGCGTGCTGATCGCCAACAGCCGCAGTCAGGCCGTGACCGACA